AGTTTTTTAATTAGTTACATTTTTTTATTGATTTTTTAGTAACTATTTTGTATTATATTTATATGATATGTAATGTTTCATATCTGTTACCTTATGAGGACTTAAAGCATGGTAGAATCTACCGTAATTATTAAACAGCCAGATTTATATCTGGCTTATAGAGAAAAGACTAAATGTAAACAATATTACTTTTATTCTTTTAGTGATTTATACGCATTTTTTAACAAAAAATGCTACAGGGGTGAAAGTATTAAATATAGCGGACACCGGTCCGCTAACATTAAAGGAACAAAGTTCCATAGACCATTTATAGAAGGAGAATTATTTTATGCTGACGCTTGATGAATTACTTAAGAGATTAGAACGTGATGAAGAAAAGTTCGAAGAACTTACTAAAGAGCGCGAATCCCTTCGCATTCGCTTATATCGATATAGGAAAGCTATTGCTGCACTTAAAGAGATTTCTGAGTGCGGTGCTGACCAAATTACTTAAATAAAAAAGGGGCCCGAAAGGGCCCCTTTTACTATGGCGCCGGTTTTTCTACCGGCGGAGTCTCCACAGGCGGTGGTGTATCAACTATCACATGCATTGGCTGGATTACCTGCTCTGGTTCCATTAAACCCCATGATACCAATTGATCTTTATTATCCGGGTTATGAATATAATCCATAAATTTTGCGGGATTATTATCGAAATATTTCCTGATTTCTGACGGTACCATTGAAAATGATTCTTTTGCTTTTATTATTGCGTTCAGACTTTCCTGGAAATCATTTCCTGTTACATCATCATATGTGAATTTCTGTAATGATGCTATTTTTGCTATTAGTTCTGTTCCATGCCTGGCCACTATATTATTAATATCGACCTCTGCTTTATGACTTTGTTCAGTTTTTGTTTCTTCAAATACATGACCACCTTTATCCAGGCCTATTTGATTTCCATCTATATCATATTTTCTAAACACTTTATTGACCTCCAAATATTTTTCGTTTAGCGTTATTAACACCTTTTAATTGAGGAAATTTCTGTTTTGCTTTTTGTAACATTTTCATTTGTTGTTGTTTTGTCATTGGTTTTGTTACGTCTGGTATTTCTGAGTTTAACCACTCCCATACACGTTGTGTTGTTTCTCTGTCGATATTTGATTGTTCTAACAATCCTGCTATTGCTTGCATTAACTTTGCTACAGGCTCTGCAATATCTGTTTTAGTTCCTACAAATTTAGTTTCCTCTATTACTTTAGCTTTTTGTGCTGATGTTAAGTCTGCCTGTTCTGCTAATAATTTTGCTTGAGCTACTTTCATAATACTATCCGCAGTATTAGGCCTAGATCCTGATGCTATACCAGCTCCGCCACCTTTTGCGCCTGCACTTGCCCGTGCGGACGGTATCGGCATTGATCCACCGGCAGGCGATTTAAAACCGCCTGTTGCTGCTAATATTGGATTTAAACCAGCTGATTTTAATCCTTTCATTTGTAATCCTGGTGAATCCTGCAATAGTGCTCTCTGCCTTTCATACTGTTCCTTTGCTCTTGCTGTTGCATATTCGCTTTCTCTACCGAACATATCTATTTCATGTTCTTTTTGCTTTTCGAACATTTGAGCTGAGTGCGCTTGTGTATCTTCCTGTAATTCACTCGAACTTGCATGACCGATTAATGTATCGACAGCTGATGATGCAGCACCGCCTAAAAATGATAAAAATCCCATATATAATTCCTAAAAGTGATCAATCATACCTGGTACACCAAATACAGGCATAGGACGTGCACAAATTAGCTGATTGTATGTATCAACTATAAAATGCGGTTCTGATGGTACCTGAATACACCTATCAAGAACTGATGTTGATAATGCATCTTCTTCTATGAATGACTGTGATAATGTTGGCAGAGTTCCAAAATGTTGTGATAAATGCCATGCCTCAAGTGATGCTGTTGCTGCATTTTGAAATAAACCACTAATCTGACTTGGTTTGTAACGATACTCATCATACCTTGGAATATAACCAAATACTAAATCATCATTCGCAGATCCATCACAATAAATTTCTTTATTCAGGATTGACTGTTCGCCTAAATGTGCTAATGATGGCCAGTAGATGTCATACCTGGTTGAGTGTGAAAAATGACGATTTAGGCCTTCCTGATAAGTTAAGTCCATTCGCACAGATATTAGGCCCATGACTATTCCGTGTTCATGGAACGATTTATTAAAACCATGACCTTTAATTGTGAATGTTCCATATCCAGATAAATCGCCTACACCTAGCTGTGATCCGTTTGATGTGGGCGCCTGCTGTACCACTGGTGAAATGTTTATTGGTGAGCTGCCTCCGCCTAAATATTCAGGGCGGTAGCTTGCATCATAAAATGAAACTCCGAAGTGATTTCTGATAATTTCCGGGTAGCGTGTTCCCGCTCTTGCGTCACGCTCTAATAATTTTTGTACCTGGAATGCCTCTCGAAGATCATTAATAGTTGCAGCTGTTGCACTAGAAAGATCTGCGTATATCTGTGGAAATCCTCCAGTTGCTGCATCTCCTTCCATTATTATATTTGCACCACCTGTAGAAAGTCCATGTGTATAATTTGTTGTTACATCCGGTGTTTCATAAGCTGTTCCACCTGATACTGCAAATGTTTGTCCAGTAGACCCAATACCTGTTACTGGTGCTACTGTTCCAAGCGGTAGAGATACCGCATCGCCTTTTTGTGGCCAGGGTAGTGCTGATGTGAAATAGTCATGACGCTTTCCTCTGCGCTGTAAATAATGCATGTTAGACAGTGTATCTTGATCATCAGGTCCATCATCAGTCAATAATCCACCTACAACTGAATCTATTAGGTTTTGATCTCTAAACCACTCATTATATATTCTTGTGTATGCCCTAAATGGCAATGCACTTATATCAGTATTATCCGGCACCACTCCATCAGGTACGCCCATATAATTCAGTAATGCCTGCATTCTTACTAATGCTGTTGAATAATTTGGAACATCACAGTCAGAAGCCGTTGCACCTTCTAATATTG